GCGATCTCAATGATCGATACGTCGAAAGTACCGCCACCAAGGTCGTAAACAGCAACTTTCCTGTCACGCTTATCAGCTTTATCAACGCCATAAGCAAGAGCTGCCGCAGTAGGCTCATTAATAATACGGAGTACTTCCAAGCCGGCGATTTTTCCAGCATCCTTAGTTGCTTGTCTTTGGCTGTCGTTAAAGTACGCAGGAACTGTGATAACCGCTTGTGTAACTGTTGTACCAAGATAATCCTCCGCTGTCTTTTTCATTTTACGTAGCACTTCTGCACTGATCTGTGGAGGTGCTAGTTTGTCGCCATTTACTTCAACCCATGCATCACCGTTGTCAGCTTTGACAATACTGTAAGGCATCAAGTCGATGTCTTTCTGCACAGCCTGTTCTTCAAACTTACGTCCGATCAAACGCTTTGCGGCATAGATTGTATTTTTGGGATTTGTTACTGCTTGACGCTTTGCGCTTGCGCCTACTAGGATTTCATCATTAGCGTATGCAACAATACTAGGTGTAGTACGTGCGCCTTCGCTGTTTTCGATTACTTTTGAAACTCCATTTTCAATAATGGATACGCATGAATTTGTTGTACCTAAATCGATACCGATGACTTTGCTCATAATATTCTCCTTAAATTAAGCAAGATTTTGTTGGGCACCGTGCCCGATTGTAGAACCCTTACGGCATCCTACAAATTTATTTATCTCAGTGTGTCTCGAGATTTTCAATATTAGACCATATTTTTAGCTTTTCGATCTTAGCCACTTGTGCGGCTTCAATATTTGTCCAGCTAACGATATCCATGCGCTGTAGGATATCAATCATGGCCATTACATCACCTAGTTCTTCTTCTAGGTGTTGACGATTAGTTTTAGGTTTTCCAGGCTTGTAGTTATCAAGTCCAAAACGACTAATCTTACTAACTGCTTGAATTACTTCTGCACATTCCTCTTGGAGGATGTCCATTACTTCTTTTTCTTGATGATTCATATTAATACATTTTCTTGGGTAGTGCTTGTTTTGCTAGTTCTTTTTGCCAACGGTTCTTTGCCGCTGACTTTTTACGTTTACGTTCGGTAGTAGGTTTTTCGTAAAACTCTCTAGCACGTAGGTCGTTTAAAAGACCACTGTCTTGAACTTTCTTTTTAAACTTACGTAGTGCTCGTTCAATAGGTTCACCATCTCTTACAAAGACGGTATTGCCTATAAACTTACTGTACTGATTGTCTCTCATTTTCTTCCTTTTTTATATTTGGAAAATCAAAAAATCTATTTTGATTTAGCAAGTCCCATTGCACCTGCATGTGCTCACACTTATAATATGTATTAGGTAGAGTCAAAAGGTAGCCTAGAAAGTGGCTAACATTTTGTCCGCAGTTGTCTATATCTAGTACAATAACATCTGACATCTTAGCAGTAGTTAACAACCATTTGATATCCATTTCATTGCTGAATAGATAGATGTTAACTGCTCCGTCGTGTTCTGCTAGATATTCTTCTAGTGATTTCTTTAACTCTGTACTAGGACATACTAGTAACATTGATTCCGTTTGATCAAATATTAAATCAGGTGGTGTGATTATTTTTATACTATTCTGCATTTAACTTTTTATCTTGGATACGTTGCCAAAGTGTTCGCTCACTCTGTTCTGAGTTTTGAACATAGTTCACTTGTTGGTCGTCTTGATCACCTGCTGGTTCTCTTCCTTGATCATGTAGGTCTTTTTTTTAGATTCGTCTGATTCGATATAATCGATCCATTGAGCACCATCAAACATACAAGCTCTTGGAGGGTTAAAGTCTGTGCGTGTAAACTTCATACCCTTAGTTGGGTTTAGCGGAAACTCTGTACCTTCGTCGGGATGAACTTCTTCGCCATTACCGTCTATGTATGTTTCGCCTGTGGCTAATCTTTCTTGTAGAGTAGACTCACGTTCTTTAGCCACTTCGGCTTCAGCCGCTTCAATCATCTTATTCCAAGCATCTATGTCTGCAAGTGGTATAGTGCTGTCTACAGTTTCAATAGGTTCTTCTTTTGGTTTTTCTTCGACTGGAGGTTCCATGTTAGCTTCGTGGTAGCCTGGAAAAGGCCATGAAGCAGATGGAGTGCCGTAAAACGGTTGTGACTTAAATGTCTCTACTGATTCTTTGACCTGTTCTATTTGTTCGTCAGTTAGCGGCCCGTCATCCATCGGATAGTCGGGTTCGTTGATTTCTTCAACAAAGGTATATACAGGATCGTTGCTAGATTGTGTGACAGTGGTTGACGGGGAGACTATGTCAACAACCGGACCTACTGGGCTGTCACCCTCCTTAAGTTCTTCTGCTGTTGGTTTCTCGCCAACATCAGCAACATATAATGGCACAGTATCATGTAGAAGATGGTCGTCTTCTTCCTTCTTCCAACCAAATGTCATTTGTGCGGCTAGTAACATGATAACTGCTAGTGGATCAA